GCTAAGGAGCAAGAAGAAGACGACGCTCAAGCCCGCGCTGACAAGGACCTTTATGAGGCCTATGTTGCTGCTCAAGAGGGTACTCTTGCTCGCCGCACTCGCGCAGAGGAGAACCGGCAGCAAAACGACGACTACGAGAAAGACCGCGAAGAGGACCGTGTGAACGACGGCGGTGGCCCATCCAAGAGGTGGGACGACGAGGATCACCGAGCTCAGAAAGGGTACGAGGACTCAGACGACGACTATGACCCCCGACAGAACGGCGCTTTCAAAGCGCGGTGGTACCGGGACGACAGTCTCCCCACACCGGGCAATAGCCAGACGGGGTGCGGTTGGTCTCAGCAAGAACTTGAGAGTTTTATCTCCAACCAGATTGCTGAGCGTGCTGAGAGCGTGTTCTTTAAGCACGGCGTGATTGCGGCATCCGAGAGGCGTGAAGCCCAGGAGGCTGCCGTCCCACTAGCGCCGGCTCCCTCAGCCCTGCCTATCCCTTCTTTGCCCCTCGCTCGAGATGTCCCCCCTCCCCTGTTGCCTCCTGTGTTTCAGGGCTACAGGGCGAAAATCGAAGCCGCCAAGAGCTCTTTCAACAGGGATCTCGCCGCTTACTCTGGCTCTTCTGAGCCAGAGGGAGGCGCGCAGGACGAGCCCTTAGCCCTTGACTTCGACGAGGAATCTCCGTCGGCCGAGGAGGTCGACGCGAAAGCGTCTGTCGTCCACGACCTGATGATGGCCCTCCAAGAGGCCGGTCGCGGTGTCCACGGATATCTGCGAAGGGACGAGACCCGTGTCAACATGGGCAGGAAGTGGCACGCTTTGTGCATCAACCGCCTAATCCTCACCGGCCGGGTCAAGTCTTTGACCCTAGGGGGGGTTGATTGGCTCATGCCAGTTCCCCCATCCCAAGAGGACCCTCAGTTGGTCGAGGCTCTCTTGTCCGCCGCTGCCGCTCAGCGCAGCCCGCCTTTGGCGAAGCTGCAGCCCGAGCTGCAACCTGACGCTGCGAGCCAAGCCCAGGCGGAGTCTGAGAGTGACCTCAGCGACGGAAGCTCCGAAAGCGACAAACCCAGCATCGTTGTCTCTGACACGGACCCCTCCTCCAAATTCTCCGAGGAGAGCCGCAGTCAGCGCAGGTCGAGGAAGCAGCGAGAGACCAGGCGCGCGAAAGCCGCCGCTTCTCCCAAAGCAGACTCTCTGCCGACTCCGGCTCCCAAAGTTTTGGGGCCTTCCGCCCAACAGCAAAAGGCTCAGCAACCCAAGCAACAACCAAAGAAGCCCCAGCAGCCTCGAAAGTATGTTCCCAAGGTCGAGCCCATCCCTGAGGCTAAGTGGGAGGCTATACCAAGCCTCCCCGGTTTCGTCGAACAGTCACCACCCAAGTCCTCTGTGTACAACACGTGGTTGCCTCTCCAAGACCGGACGCGCCTCTATGCGCGCTCCAGGGCCGAGAAGTCGGCTCCGCTGCCTGCCAGCCAAGAACCAGCCAAAGTTGCTGCGGCAGCTCTGCACATGGACAAGTGGATGCGCGACAAGAACTGGCACAGCCTTATGAGGCTCGAAGGAGTCGGGGCTAGGACCCTCCTTGAGATGCCCGCCTTAAGCCAATACACAGCCTACATGCAGGTCGGGAACGTCAACACGGTGTCGACCGCTGTCGAAGCTCACCCCTCCATCACAGGGATCAACGGGCAACTGGTGGCTCTGATGGTCGGCACGTGCGAAGCCACACGCGGGAGGCGAAAGCCCCTGCGAGAGATTCGCCCTGA